ATTCAAACAGAAAAAGTACGTGATAAAGAGACACGTAAACAAACTGTTAAAGAAAATCGTAAGATTCGTTTCCGTGGTGATGGCACAACAGAAGCTGGCGGTCGTATCTCTAAAGTTCCAGAAGAGATTGATTATGATGTTGATTTGTTCTTGGAAACTATCCGTGATGCAGTTCTAGCAAATACTGGTGCAAGTGAAGAATCAACAGAAGAAAAACCTAAAGCTAAAAAAGCTCATAAGACTGTAAAAGCAGATAAACCTAAAGAAAAAGAAGAAGATGTAGCTGATATTGATTCAATCAAATCAAAAATTGGAGATTTTCTTTCTGATTTAGAACTATCCAAGAAAAAAGTTTGGGCTAAACGATTCAAAGAAGACCTTGGAACAATGAACTTCAATGAATCCAATGACGTAGAAGCACTTCAAAATATCTTAAATGATGTAGATGCAGGATAAGAAATTAAAAGAGAGAAGAAATTCTCTCTTTTTTGTATTTAATGCTTGACATATTCATTTTATTATGCTATAATATTAATATACTAAAGAAATGGAGATGGATAATTGGCTAAACAAAGTATTCGTACATGTCCTGTCTGCAAGAAGAAAGACAAGACTGATGTTATGGTTCAATATGAAAAACTTCCGAACAGATATTTACATCCAGAATGTAAAGAGATGGAGATAGAAAAGTTTAAGAGAAATCAAATAGAGAAAGAAAAGAAAGATATTTTCTGGGAAACTCTAGCTGAAATCGTAAACTTAAAGTTTATTGATATTCCACCACGCATTTATACCTTAGCTCAAAATCTAAGGAATGGAAATCCTGTTTTTAATAAAAAAAAGACAGACAAAAGATATCGTGATGGATTTGAATGGGATGTTATGACAAGGACGGTAATTGATTCTAAACAAAAGATTAGAACAGCAATCGAGACAAAAGACTTTCAATCAATTGATTCGGCATTATATTATGTAATGAAAATTGTGGTCAATCGAATCCCTCTAGTTCATCAAAAGATGGAACGTGAAAAGAAAGCTCTTGAAGTTCAAAAGGCTCGTGAAGCAAGTATTACGCAGGAAGATATCAAGGAGATTGTTAGATATCAATATGATGAGGAAGATGAAAAACCTAGAAAAAAACGTAAGAAACTAGGAAATGATATTAGTAAATGGTTATAAGAGGAAGATATGGTAACAACTAAAAAGAAGACAAAAGCACAAGCAGAAGTCGATTCAATCAAGCGACTAGCAAGCACTAACGAATCATATTTTGTGGGTTTGTTATGGAATAAACCTTTAGAAACATATACAGTCTATAGTGAAAAGATTTCATCGGATGATTTTCTACATCAAGAGTGGGGTTTTTATTTTGAATTAGGTAAACGTCTTTACAAAAAAGGAATTGAAAAGTTCGATGACATATCAGTTAATGTAACAGTTGAAGAACTTGGTATTCGTGATGCTTTTGATGAGTATGGTGGGTATGGAACAATGGTACAACTGATTGATATTGTTGAAGAAAATGCACAGAATATTGAATCATATTATGACGCCCTTCTCAAGAATAAAGTAATCATGGCTCTCATTGATTTAATTGGTGGAAAAGTAATCACTAATAATAAAAAATATAATTATCGTGAAATGAATGCTCGTGAGATTTCACAATATTGGCAAAATCAAATGAATAATATTGCAATTGATGGAATCTCCTCATTTGAAAGTGAAAATCTCTATATCAGTGGTAAAGAGTTCTTAGGAAACTTAGAGAACAAAGCTGATGGAGTTCTTAAATTTGCAAACTCACGCCTATTAAATAGTGTCGTACAAGGTATGCCACGTGGAGAAGTGACAATGCTAGGTGGATTTGGTAATAGTGGTAAATCTTCATTTATGACAGATAAAGTCCTCTTGTCGTGTATTTATGATGTTGACAAAACACTTGTCATTCTCAATGAGGAAGGTGCTGATAAGTTACGAGAAAAAATATTTTTAACATTGGTTAATCATGAGATGAATAAGTATGGAGATAAAAAACGACGTAATTTTGAACGTCAAAAACTCAATAAAGTTAATGAGTTAGATGATGAAGACCGTAAACTTATCAATGAAACATTTGAAAAACTAAAAGAGTTGATGGAAGGAGATGAAGCACATATTAAAATCGTCTTCATGGAACAATATCAGATTGAAGATTTAAAAAATATCGTAGCTCTACACGCAAACCTTGGATATGTTAACCTTATTATTGATACTCACAAAGTACCTGATAATTATAAGTCGGCAAGTCGTTGGGAGGCAATCGTTGAAGCAACAAAAGAAATTTATAAATTAACTCGTCCTGAGTCTGGTGGATTTAACCTCCGTACCATGTTGACTGTTCAGTTAGCAGATAACCATATTAAAGATAAATTCCTTGGATATGATGCTATTGGTGAGGGTAAAGGAATGAAAAATGAAGCATCTATTTTGATGATGTATCGTCCTATTTTCGATGATGAGTATGAAAAAATAAAGCCATATCGTTTTGTTAAGAGTGCACTAAGTAAAGACGGCTATGTTCAAGAAGAAGTTTCACTAAAACGAGACAAAACTTATTATGTAATGTTTATTCCTAAAAACCGTTATGGTCAAAACACGGACAATGGACAAGACGCAATTATTTATGAAGCTCGATTCCAGTACAACTCATTTGTTGAAGTCGGGTATGCAAACATTCCACGTGAATATAATTAAAGGATAAAAAATGAATGATTTAGCAGAGATTAAAAAAAGACTCTTTGAAGAGGATAAAGTTCAAGACCTGCTCGAATCAATTGGTTGTCAAAATATAAAGTGGGAACAAGGTGGAACTCTTATTACAGCCCAGTTGCCAGATGATTTTCATTCTACAAACACACGTGCTGTACAATGTAGAGTGAACGAGGGTCTTTGGTGCTCAATAAGAAATAGGAATGACTTTAGCGGAGATATCTTTAACTTAATCTCTTATCTTGTGTACAAAGCAAAAGGAGATGAACTACAGGATAATTTAAATGAAGCAAAACAATATATTTGTAAGTTATTTCATTGGAGTTATTCGAATGGAGAGATTAAGGAAAGATTTGACCCCCTTAAGAATATTAAGAGTATGATGTATAAGGGTAGAGGTGGAGTAAGAAAGCCCAATAAAGTTCTTGATGAGAATATTCTATTTGATTTCTTAGATTTACCTAATAAAATGTGGGAAGATGAAGGAATAAGTATAGAAACTCAAAGGACTTATGACATTGGATTTGATATCCTCACTAGGAGAATTACAGTTCCTGTTCGTAATAAGTTTGGACAGTTAGTAGGGGTCAAAGGCAGAATGCTCTTAGATAAAGATGTAAATGAATCAGACCCTAAGTATATCTATATCTATAAATGTAATCAGTCACAAGAATTATTTAATTTTTATATTGCCAATAAGTCAGCAAAAGAAAAGAAAGAACTAATCATTGTAGAAGGCGAAAAGTCTTGTATGAAATTTTATGAGAATAAGATTTATAATGTAGTAGCTCTTGGTTCAAGTGATATTTCCCCTGTTCAGGTTGATATGATTTATTCATTAGGATTTGACATTAATATTGTTCTAGCCTATGATAGGGACAAAACAATTGATGAGATTCAAAAGACAGCAGAGAAGCTCAATCAAAGAAGCGTGTCAATGATATTTGACAAAGACAAGAAAACTGGTAAAAAATCTGCCCCCATTGATAGTGGTATCGAGGTATGGAAAGATTTATACAATAACTATAAATATGATTTGGAGTAATTAAACGTGGTAAAATGGATACAAAAGAAAACAAAAATTAAAGCTGACCGAGAAGATGATTTAAAAACAAGAATTTTAAAAGCAAGAGGGATTCCTCTTGAAGACCATCAAGAGTTCTTGTTTCCTGATGAGAAATGGGAGAATCATCCTTTTGAAATCCGCAATGTCGAGAAAGCTGTTAATCGTATCTTAGAGGGCATTGCAGATAAAGAAACAATTGTAGTAAGTGGTGACCCTGATGCGGATGGAATCACAGCTACAGCTATTATGTTTAATCGCCTTAAAGCTTTACAAGAATTTAATGAGTTTGATTTAGATTATATCTACCCACAGCGTGATACAGGTCATGGATTGTATGGTCAGTTGTCAATTCAAGACCACTGGTTGAGTAAAGCAGAGAAAGCAAAGGTTGAAAAAGATAAAGAGGAGGTTGAAAAATGGGAAAAACTTATTAACCTTAGTCGCTCAAATATTGAGAAGACAAAAGTCGCTGACCTACTTATCGTTTTGGATAGTTCAAGTAATGACTTAAAAGGTGTTGAACGTGCTCGAACACTAAATCCTGATTTAGATATTATTATCCTTGACCACCATGAGTTCGACTCTAAAGAAATTATGGATGAAATGGATAATGAAGTTATCTTATGTAACCCCCACCATCGACTAGATGAATCAATCAATAAAGATTTATCAGGTGCTGGTATGGCTTATAAAGTAGCTAAGGGGATTGATGAGGTATTAGAAGATGAGGGGTTTTCTAATCAATTCCGTGACTTAGTTGCAATCGGTCTGGTAGGAGATATGATGAGTGTTCTTAACTTTGAGAACCGATACCTTATCTCACAGGGACTTCAAAATGTTAATAACATTGGTTTGTCACGAATCCTTAAAGGTGCTAAAATTAATACATACCGATACAATACAAAAGATATTGGGTATAGTATTGCACCACTGATTAACTCATCTGCTCGTATGGGAGAAATTGAACTTGCTTTCCAAATCTTAATGGTAGATAATGATACTGACGCTAAGAAACTTCGTCTTAAAATGGATAAGTTGAATAAGAAACGTCAAGAAACCCAAAAGGCAGTCATGCAAAAGTATGAAGATAATCAAGATATGCAAGACAAGATTATTATTATTATTGATTCAGAATCAAATAAAGGTATGAATGGTCTAGTAGCTCAGAATATCGCTCAAAAATACCATCGTCCATGTTTCGTTGTGACAGAGGGTAAAGATGGAATCTGTCGTGGTTCAGGTCGTTCGTATGGTAGCTTTAATACAAATGAGTTTCTAAGTGAATTGGACTTTGTTGAGGCGCAAGGACATGGACAAGCTCATGGATTGAATTTTCCTCTTGACCGCCTAAATGATTTAAAAGCGTACATTGAAGAGAACATGCCAGATAACCTTGAAACAGAAAGAACGTTCTACTATGATGTTGAATTAGAAAATGTTGAAGAAGCATTTATGGATTTAACTGACTTAATCAACATCAATTATATTACAGGTAACAACTTCCCAGAGGTTGTGATTCGTATGAACAATGTTATGATTGAAGAACGTGCAGTTATTGGCAAAACAAAAGAGACAGTTAAATTTAAAACAAGTGGAGATTTAGTCTTTATTAAGTTTAAAGTTAACGAAGAATGGAATGAGGATATTGACACATTCGATACTGTAAGCGTTATAGGAAATGGAACAATCAATGAGTTCTACAATTTTTCAACAAAAGAAACGACACGAACACCTCAAATTATTATTATGGATATTGTAAAAGGAGTAAATTAAAAATGAAAAATACAACTAAAAAAATTATTACGACAGTTATGGTTATTGCAGGAATCTTTGGTTCAGCAACTTTTGGAGCTTATGCCGCCAATGCGTGGGCAGGGCATCAAAATATGGTCGCTGTGCAACAGAATATCTCTATCTTGAAGCAACGCTTGCTAGACCGAAACGAACAGCTTAAACAGGCGAATAATAACTCACAGCAATATGAAAAACGATTGAATCAATTGAACGACCAAATTAATCAGTTGAAAGACCAAATTAATCAAGCTAATTCTGTAAACCAACAACTTCAAGGTCAACTTAAAAATAAAGATGCTGATTATCAAAATCAATTGAACTCACTCAATCAGCAAAAAGAAGAAGTTATTAGACAATTAAATCAAGCGAACCAAGATAAAGCGAACATGACACAACAGATTAATGACTTGAACTCAAAACTAACTGTTGCTCAACAAAAAACTGATGAATTGTCTCAAGCTGTAACGGATGCACAACAAACAAAAGATTTATCAGATAGCGCTGTTAACGAAACGAAGTAAGGTATGGGATGAAACTAAATGAGATTGAACATGTAGAACCAGAAGATTTTGCTGTAGTCGAAGATGAAACTGTGTATAGTTATGTTATAGACAGAGGGTGTACAGATGAGGCAGTTATAGTTGATGAATACCCTAAGCTATATACAGAAGAAAGCATGATGAAATTCATGCAAGAAAATGTTAAACATGCATTATCTATGTATGGTATGACATTTGACAGCAACGATGGATTTGCTGTGAACAGACGTTTAACAAAAGAGGAAAGAGATATTATAATAGAAGATTTCTTTTCATAAGGAGAACATAATGAAAAAAGAATATGGATATAGTCAAATGTTGTTCAATTACATTACAGACTATGCACAAGGAATCAATGAAACAGCAATTCAGATGGAATTTGTTTGGCGAAATAGAGACAAATTTAAAGAAGATGTTGATGTAAAAAAGCGATGGAGGTATTTAAGGAGGACATTGAAGGAAGTGTGAAACTTTTTCTATCATATCTTGAACCACTAGAAGAGGACTAAAGAGTAATTTATTTACTCTTTTTTTTCATCTTATGCTTGACAAAAGTATTTTAATTTGATATAATAGTATTATAGAAAGTTGAGGAACATAAAATGACAAACATTACTACCGAAACACGAAACACATCATTCGAAGAAATCCTTAAAACAATTGGAGACCGACAACAAGTAGTTGTTGACTATTTAAAAGCATTTGATGAACCTTTATCTGCAAGTGAAATTGCATATGGTTTATATATTAATGGACTTGTTCCAACACCTGAACGTAATTCAGTGCATCCTCGTTTAACAGAATTGACAAAGCTTGGAATTGTTCATGTAGTGGGGAAAAGAAAAGACCCAATTACAAATCGCAAAGTAGCTGTCTATGAATTAGTAGAGGAAATTCAATGACATATCCTAAGTTTATTGTGGTGGAAGTCTATCAACGTAAAATAAAAAAGTCTTACTGGAAGTTAAAAATTCTTGAAAGTAAAGGTAAGAGGTGGGAAGATTTCACACATCTACGATATAATAACTGGATAGATGCTAACTATTACTTACAAACATTAAAAGAAATTAGAGGTTTAAAATGAAAACAAGTAAAGAAGTTTTAACAACATTGGTGTTTTTTATTATTCTATTAGGAATAAAGTTTATTATAGGATTTGAAGATGCATTACTTTTTGGACTAGCAGTCACTATTGTTAAAGTAATTAAACATGGAGTTAATTGAAAATGAATAAAAAACGTGCGAACAGAGTTAAGGGAAACCAAACGATTTACCAAATCAAAGAAGTAAATAAGCGTTTACGTGAAGAAGTTTTAGCTCTTGAACGAATTACAGACTCAAAAATAAAAACATACGATGATAAATATAATGAAGCAGTGTTAGAATACTATCTTCGTTGTTTTGAGAGGAATATAAAGGAGAACTAGTGATATGGGTAATTACAATGAACCAATTAAATATGAAGTAGGGAAAGAAATTTATTTAGTTCCAAGCGACACACGTAAGAAGCCTTATCGTGCTAGAATTACAAAAATTGGTCGAAAATATGCTTATGCTGGAATAATCGGGGATTGGGATGACCTTGGACGAGAGTTTAAGATTGAAATTGAAAAAAAATAGAACATCTATGGAATATGGTAGTACAGATGATGTATACGAAAGTGAAGCTATTTACGAACAATATCTCAAAGATAAAGCATTACAATACCGTATTTCCAAACAATTAACTTCTACAATATTTGATGCTGAAACATTGGAAGTAATTGCAGAAGTTGTTGGTTTAGAAAGTCATGTAGAAATTAAATGAGACAAATTACTCAAATTATAATAAGGAGAAAACATGAAAAAACAAACTCTAAAACAATCACTGTGTTCTAATTTCTATTGGGGTCATAACTTTTCAGAAAACTTAACTTATGACTCTTTATTTCTTGAATACCCAAAAGAATTTCGTGTTCGGCTTTATGGTTATTGTTCATACTGTGGAAAAGAAAATTTAATAGAAGTATTCTATATGCACCCCACAGAATACGTCAGATTCAATTCTAAGCACCTTTTTGACAAGTTTGTAGAAACACACGAAAAGGAACATGTATGGGATATTACAGTCATCTCAGAGGGCATTAAAAAAGAGAGACGAGTAAGAAAGGTGTAAAATAAGAATTTTATATGTGGTTAAGAATAGTTTATATTTGACAAAGTGAAAATAATTTGATATAATAGAGTTGTGAAAGAGGTAATAACAATGTATAACGCAACCTTTAGAGAAAGACCACTAAGAACAAATGCACCAACACAACCGACCAAAGGAGTTAAAATGGATAATAAAAGAATTTCTGAAATCGTTGACGAAGAAATGATAAAGCAAGATGCAAACAGATATCGTGATATGAGGAAAATTCTCACGATTACGAAAAACATTGCGGATGAAATTGATAAGTTTGCTCATACTAACTGGGCTAATTGGCAATTCTATTTCTATTCAGATGAAATGAGCGAAGAGCTTATTGATTGGTTTGACAATGGTGATTCTGAGTTTACAAACTCTAAGATAGCTATGACTTACCTCAACCCTCTTACTCGTGATTTAGTGAAAGTGGTGGAATTATGACAGTGATTTTTAAAGAAATTAAAGCTTTTAATAAAGGACATAGAGATTCTATATTCATCTTAAAGTCATCTCTTAATAAAATAAAACGTGGGCATTCAATGTTGGAGGTAGGAACTTTAGGTGTATTAGTTGTTGATTCTCCACAAAAAATACATGAGTACATTGATATGGTCAACAAACATGGAGAAGATTATGCTTTGGGAATTATTTTAGGATATCCACCTGAATGTGTCTTAAGTTTTACTAGAGCGACTCTATCGGAACGAAAACATTTTGGAAACCTATCAGCTGGGTCATTCAGTTTTATGTGTCCAGAAGAACTCAAAGATTATGCAATTAACTATATGAAAGATAGATATGGCTTGGAAAGCCAATTTATTATATGACCGACAAACTAATATCGCTGGTCAATGACTGGTGGGGAGGGATTGAATGAACGAAAGAAAATCATTATATATCAAACCAATAAATGAAATGCACGATAGTGGGGTCAAAATGTTAGAAGTTGGTTATGTAAATAATGGAGAATATAAAGCCATAGGGCGATGTTCTGATGTTATAAACTTTGGTTTTTATGAAATGGATGTTATGCCAAAAGACTTAAACGTTGATGTGAGTCCAAACGGAGTAGTAAATATTTGGTCATTTAATGACGAACTTGAATGGAAAAGACCGATTTTATCTAATGCTCAAGTGATTGTTAAAAACAAGGAGGACAATCAATGAAACTTTTGTGTAAGCTGTTCTGGCATAAGTGGGAGAAAATAAAATGATTGAACCATTAAAATATCGTATTTTAAGAAAATTAAAGCAGTTATTCTGTTTTAATCATGATTGGCATGTTTGGGTAAATAAAAAAAATAGAACTTGTCGAAAATGTGATAAAACAGAAAAAGATTTCAATCGCTCAGACTCTCATTAGTCTGAAATCGTGTTTAAGGAGGAATATGAAAATGAATAAATTAATTGAAAAATATATCTTAACAATTATTGCACTTGTCCTTGATGTTTTAGCAATGGCAATCTCAATTGTAACACTTAACCTAAGTTGGAATCACTTTATTGTACCAGCTTTTAACGTTCCAAAATTAGGATTTCTATTGACATTTGCAATTGTGGCAATGTGGGAGTTATTTGCTTTTAGAGTAGAAAATACAGGAATTACAACTCTACTGATTGAAAATACAAAAGCATCTAAAGAACAAATTGCAATTGATTACTCTGTAACCAACGTAATGGTATCATTAATAGTTGGATTAACGCTTTTAGTACTAAGCTTATTTATTTAAACTATCTAATGATAGTTTTTTATTTGACTTTTGAATGATATTATGATATAATATATAATATATAACATAAGGAGAATTTAAATGGATAAGAAGCTTGATAAAATATATGATTTCATTTTCGAAGAAAAAGCACCTGATAATTGGTCAGATAGTTTAAAACTATTGATGATTAATTCTTATCTTGAATCAGAAATAGAAATTGAAAAAGAGTTAGAAAAAACTAGGAGTGAATTATGGAAAACGAACGTATTCAACAACTAGCAGAGTTGTATGAATGTCAAATGGATGTAACTTTATCTACAAATGACAAGGAAGAGTTATTTCAAATTTACTTAGAATATCGAAAAGAGAGTGCAAAAGTAAAGAGTTCAAGAATGATATATTTAGAACGAAGCTCTGGGAAAACTCATCTTATAAGACATTTTAGTGTTTTTGAAATGTTTGAATATATGGAGACAAAAAATGGAAAGTAAAGAAATATTTACTAAAGCGCAATTATCAATTTACAGAAGCTTACTTATTATCTGGATGAATAATTCAGAACTGAGATTTAATCAACTTATATCAAATCTTCAAACAGATTTTAATAATCAGCAGTTTAGAAAATATTCACGTAGTGATGGAACACCAGACTTATTCTACTTAAGTGATGAAAAGTTTGCAGAATTTTTAGAAGATTTAATAGAGGAGAATAGCTAATGGAATACGGAAAATCATTCGTACACAATGGATTGAAATATCAACGCTCAGAAGATACAGTACTTTTTGTATTAAAAAATAAAAATGATAAATACATTGGAATCGACCTAGGTCGGAAAGGGAATGAATTTATTGTTGAAAAAACAACACTAACCACTAATGATGAAGCATTTATCTTTATGATGGATAAAAAGATATTTGAAGAAAAAGGAACTTCAAACACTATTAGTATGCTACGCAAAGAAGCTAAAAACAAAATGAACTATGCTGGTTTTAAGGCAGTTATGGTTTAGGAGAATAATTATGACAAAATATTTAGTTCAATGGAAGAATGGAGAAACATTTACCAATCACGGATTCTTTCGCACAAGTGAACAAGCCTTTGAATCAATTCAGGACTGGTGGGAACTAAATAGTTTCAAACCTAACTATATTCGTGTTCTTGGTGGTGATAATACAATTAAGGCAATTGACTATGGGAGTTATACATCATTTTATTATATTATTCCAGTAACAAAAGAGAATTTTGGTGATTTTTTAATCAATGGCGTGGAAGCATATGGAATGAATGTAAACTGGAATAAATATAAAAGTAACTAAATTGTAATTGACTTTATTCTTTGAATATGGTATAATTATTATATCAAGTTAAGGAGAAAGAAAATGAAAATTAAGAAAAAAACTGGTGGATTTGCTGGTATGTCAGGGTGGTTAGTTAAAGATGCAAACATTTCAATTGCTGTAGATGAAGTAACTCAAACACAAAGTGTGGTTTGCTATCCAGACCATCCAGTTGAATCATATCAAGAAGCGAAAGATTTAGTAATTTATCTTGATGAAGATGAATTGAAACTTTTGAAAAAGATTTTCAGAATTGAGGAATAAAATTTAATGACAAGGAAAAGTCAATAACACCCAATCACTACATACATGAGTGCGAGGTCAGCAGAGTAGCTGGTATAAAAGAATAACTAAATTCCGTTCAATGATTAGTCACTTGGGTGAAAAATGATGTAGCCCCAAAGAAAACAGCTTATGTATGTAGATTTATATACCGTTAGTCATGGTGGACTAATTGAGTAGCTTGACAGATGATTTTTAACGTATGATGAGACAACTTTGTAAAGGATTCTGAGTTGCTAATTGGAGAGTGAAAAATTTTGCAGGTTCGATTCCTGTCGGTGTAGTTAAGGAGGTTCTCATATGAAAGAACATATTGTAATTGTTGATGAGGGTGAACACGATAACATAGATAAACTAAAAAATATAGATAATGTAAAAGAATCTGTGCAAGCTCTTACTGATTCTTTTGTTACAGTTGGAGAGAAAATGAGAGAATTGGCAAATTCTTTACGTGATAAATCTATTGATGTTTATGACCCAATGGCAGATAAACGTAAAAAAGAACAATCTTTTAAAAATGGTGTAAGTAATCTTAAACATATCAAAAAACGTAGAGGAAGATAATATGTTGGTTAAAGTAGGAAAAACACAGAAAACATTTGATATGAAAGGTATTTCAACGGAAGATGTTTTAATTCTATCAGAAGGTGTTAAAAAAGGAACATGGATGTTTATGCCTTCTGATTCAAGAGATGTTCCACATATTGTTTTTTGATGACTTAGAGTATGCAACACAAATTGCAACAGAATTTTCTGGATTTGTATTATATGATGCAGAATTAGAAGATTATGAAGTTCTATAGATATATAGTATATAAAATAAAATAAACAAAAATTATGACTTTATTCTTGACAATAACATCATAATATGATATAATATATATAAGGTCAGAGAGAGGTTTATTAAATGAAAGAAATTGATTCAAAAGAGTTCTTTCCTCTTAAAAGATATGAAGGCATTTATGAAGTCAATACTGATGGAGAATATTCGTTCTGTAGATAGAATGGTAATAACCAAAGGGTATAATGAAAAAAATCCTTATACTTCTTGTCGAAAGGGGGTTCTAAAGAAGAGTTCTCAAAACGGTAGTGGCTATCTTCAAATTGGATTGAGTCTTAATGGTAAAGAATATAAGGAATATGTACACCGTCTTGTTTACGATACCTTCATCGGTATTAAAGATAAGAAAAATGATATAGACCACTTAGACCATAACAAATTAAATTGTTCATTGGATAATTTAGAGGAAGTAACCCATGAAGAAAATATGAGAAGAATGCGTAAATTCTATAGTATAGAACGTAAACCTAAACCTAAACATGAACCAAAAGAAAAGAAAAGTCGAAGAACTTATACATATGATGAAATGGAGAAAGTACTTGAAAGAATTAGAACCGAACCTATGAATAAGGTATGTAAAGACTACGGAATTTCTGATAAAGGTTTATCTAAAAGACTTAAGAGTGTAGGTCTTCCATATAAAATGAAGGAAATAAATAAATATTTTAATAACAACTGATTTTAGTTGTTATTATAAAAGGGAAAATAGAAAGATAGACAGAAAGAGAGGTACTAACCATGATTTTAAAATATGGAGTACGTAACGGTAAAGGAGAAACAGTTGTCTACATCACAGACAACATCACAGATGTTGAAGAGGTTGAGGGAAGTAATGCCCCAATCTTCCACCATGAACGAGGAGAGAAACCTCAAACATATTTCGGTAATCTTAAAGATAATGAACATATTATCTTTATGTATTTAATGAATGATGAATTTAAAACAATCAAGATTTATAAGAGGTCTTAATATGAAGAAAAGAATTAAACAAGAAGTTGTTTTTAGCACCAAAGAAGTTAAAGAGATAACAGGATTTGAATTGAAAAATACATGGGGAGACTTCTATTTTGAACAAGATGGACGTGAACCAATTTGGGAAACATTCGATGCTACAGATGAAGAAGAATTTAATAAAGACTTTGGAATATGTATAGATGAAGTAGAAAGAATTTTGAAAGATTATGTTAGTAAAAATTTCCTTGGAGACTTCTATTCTATAGTGCAAAAGGGTAGCATTTACTATAGAACATCTAATTATGCTGACCAATTTCATTCTAATAATAATAGTGAAATATTCTTCTATTATGAAGATACAGATACTATGGAGGTTTAAACATGAACACTAAGGAAGCATTAACGGCAACATTGACCATATTTTTATGGTTAGTCATGATATTGATTTATGTTTGGATTGTAGTAGAAATAACTGCATTTTCAGTAATTATAGGAGTTGTAACATTCTTCGTTTCATTATTTTTGATACTTTTTATTCTTTTCAGATTTATTTTTCCAAAATAATGAGTTTATGTTTGACAAATAATGTATAATATGGTATAATATTTATATAACGTAAGGAGAGAAACATAATGAAAAATACAAAACATATTGAATATCAAACAATGGTCGAAGAAATCATTCTAGGTCGTGTTGTTGTTATTGTTCCAGATAATATGCAAGATTATTCTAGGTTGAATAAAAAGTTAATCAATGATGGAGTCCATTATGCAAATATATGGCTTGACTTGCATATGCCAAAAGACCGAATTAACATCATCAAATTAAGTACTTCTAACGGTCGTGAAGCACTCAAACTTAAACCATTAACATTCCTTACTGTTACAGACCCTTATACTATGGAAGCTCTTGAAATCTATGGAAATAAGAGTGACATTCTATATATTAGTATGGATGGAAAAGGCAATTTGCTGGATGTAACAGATGATTTAGAATATATTTACAACCAATTTTTTCAACCTTTTCAATATCTTGAAGAGGTTCGAGGAGATTTAGAAGATTAAAATAATTAAAAATATTCAACTTTATGCTTGACATTATATCTGAAATATGATATAATATATACATAGAGTTGATAACGTTCGGTTAGTGAAGCTGGATATCATGCGAAATTTCTAATTTTGTGTCAAGGGTTCGAGTCCCTTACTGAACATTGTGCGAAAAAACCTCCACCAAAAATAAAAGAGGAAATTGCAAAAACACAAATTTGCAGAGGAAAGCACATGAAATGGAAAACAATAAACTTTATTGATGGTTTTGAAAACCTTTATGAAGTAAACACTTTAGGTCAAGTTAGGAGAATAGATTCTCAAAAAATATTAAAGCCAACGCTAAATAGCTATGGTTATCACACAGTTCATCTCTCTAGTGGGAAAAAGAGAAAAAGAATTGGAATCTCTATATTAGTAGCTAAAGCTTTTATTCCAAATCCTCAGAACAAACCAGAAGTTGACCATATTGATACAATTAGAACAAACAACAATATATCAAATCTTAGATGGGTTACTCGCCAAGAAAATATGGACAATCCATTAACTCTAAAAAATCTTGAAGTTAATAAAGGAAATAAATATTTTGACAAAGGATACAGAGATGATATACTAAAGCTAAGAGAAAATGGAATGTCTTACAAATCTATTGCCAAAACTCTTAATTGTTCTATCTCCACTGTTCATTACCACATCAAAGGTAAAGGACACTTAAATAATTAAAAGCTACAACTAAGGTAAGTCATGTTACGGTTCGACTCCGTAATGTAGCTATTGATAGGATGTCTAAATAATTTCACAAGAGATTAACAACCCTATCTTGTTTTATAAAAAAGTAACTGATAGAGTACTAGTCCTATTAGTTATCTAGTAAGAGTTTGACCACTTAAGCTAGTTGGTCGCATTCGGATTGTCTGTAGCGTCTAGTCAACGCTCTGTACAAGAGATTGTGAAAAAAGTGTATGAGTTATCTGGGGGTAAACCTTACAAAAGGTAAGGGCGGTTGGTTCGATTCCTTCCATACATATTATCTTAAAAAAGATAAAAAATGTTACTTTATACTTGACAAATATTAAAAAATATGTTATAATAGTGTATAGTGATTAATTGGTTTGTTGGTGTAGTGGTTATCATGCTTGCCTGTCACGCAAGAGAACAATTGTTCAACGATTAATACCCCGCATTTTCACCAGACATAATTTATTTTAATGTCAAATAGAAAGGTTGTTATTATGACTAATAATCCAAAAGCTGAAGCTAATAATGGAACATTAGATGATTTATTTAAAGACTATCAAGACGATGGTATTCGTGAACCTATCATCGATTTTGGAACACCTGTTGGTAATGAATTTTTTAAATAACATGATTTAGTTGTATTATCTCATCTAAGATGGGCACGTTAATGTAACCTATCTATATTGTGCGAAGATAGATTAATAGTAGAACATCAGCCCTCCAAGCTGATGACACGAGTTCGATTCTCAGACAAGTCGTTTTTCACGGATGTGGTAGTAAGTAACTACAGAGGGTCGCCACCTTTCATTGTAGGTTCAAGTCCTGCTGTCCGTGTACAGGTATTTTATTACTTTATTAGACCTGAATTGAGGTATTCAACCTCTGAGACTACCAGATAGTGCACACAAGAATGAAGACTGGTAGGAGAAGTAAAAGTAACGTCACTTTAGGATACGAGAGCTAGAGAGGTTTCCTTCCAGACCACAAGGGAACAAAAAAGGTTTCAATACCAAACTGAGGTCAAAATGACTTGTGAACATATACAGTTTACGCACCATACAGAGTAGGTGACGTTCGAAAAGTTCACTTTAATGGGAATTAGGCGATGGGTAAGTCCGCCTGCTAAGTAGGAGTGTTATAGAATAAAGTAAAGGATAACGCAGTTGGTGACTGGTACGTAACGGTTACTGGTTTGTGCCAAGAAATATTTTGACAGAGTTGGTTCGAGTCCAACATTCCCAATAGGTGTTGCTTATTCACCGTATAATAAGCTAGAAAAGTAAGTATAGTAGGTAAATAAAATGACAAATCCAATTTTAATTAAAGATTTAAACTGGCAATTGAAAGAATATAGAGATATTCTAACAGATATTATTAAATTATCTGCACGTTCTGATGACCAAGCAAATTCAGCTAAGAATCTATTATTTCAATTATTTTATAATACAGAATGGATGATTCAAATGTATGCTGGTAATTATGAAGAAAAACCGTATGGAGATTCAGAAGATTTAAGTTTCAAAGAAGGAAGAGTTTCTCAAAATATTATAAAATATATTATGGACAGCTTCAAAGGCATTCCAAATACAAAAGATAGTTTAAATAAATTAACTAATAAGGAGAAAGAATTTTTAAATCCTTTTGAAGACTTATTGTCTATTGCTCACAAAATGATAAGAGCTATTGTGGATTATTCAGACAGCCATGCAGACAACAAAGTTTTAGATAGGACGGATGTGTCACCTATGGGAATCTTGTATTTTATAGATGAACTAAAAAAAAGAACTAACTATGCTATGGAAAAAGAAATGTACTAATTTAGGTGACTCACTGCCTATATCCAAAATGTGAAGCTTAAAGGGGGTTAATAACACTATTCCCTAGGTTTGACTCCTTAAAAATTATCGGTAAGCGATGATTGCAAAATCCATAGGGGATAGCGCAAGAGTGTTTCATTGGTTGGTAGCTCAGTTGGTAGTAGCACTAGTCTCCAAAACTAGGTGTCGTGAGTTCGAATCTCACCCAATCAGTTATTAGTACCTTGTCCGCTTAAGTAGAAATACAGCGCATTAGACAAGGGCGATTAAATCCATTTGGTGTAGTGGTAACACCTCAGATTCCAGACCTGATAACGTGGGTTCGATTCCTACAATGGATGTTCTATATGTGTGCAAGTTTCTCGTGAGGGAAGTGGTGTTAAATGCGGAAGATGTCTGACAGCCATATAGAATCAACACATCACTAATTTGATTCCGTAAAATCATTGGTGACTACTCATACTCATGGTAAGTATTACGGTATAGAGTCCAGAAAGAACAGGAAAGGTGTTGTAGACCTGTTCATAAAAGGTGTTCGAGAAGCCTTTACAAACAGCTATCGTTGCTGGACGATAAAACCAGCGTAGCAAGAGAGAACACTGAAAAGCGTGGCTGAAGGGCTAGGTTCGAATCCTAGACTTGCTATTATTGGTCTTGATAGATAATGTGAAGGTTATATTAGCTAGTCTATGATATAACTCAAAAAACTACTCGCACGGTACTCGATTTGTAGTTTGCCAATACACAATTTGGTTTCCCATTTCGTTTAAACATTGGAAGAAGACTGCCTATTCGAGAACAGGCAACCTCGGTTCGATTCCGAGGGTGGGAATTTAATTTAAAATATTATTACTTATCTCTTGACAAATTCATTTGATTATGTTATAATAATATATGTAAGTTAAAAAACACAAAGGAGAACATAATATGGGATGTATTATTCCAGCTATCTTAATTTTATTATTTATTGCAAATCCAGTTCTGGGTTTAGTCGCAACGGTTATTGTATTAGCAATAGCAAGTCTTAAAAAATAAGGAGAACAAACACAATGACACAAAACAAAACACTCTCAGTACAAGAAGCACTCAACCAACTTAAAGTACTTGATAAACGTATTGAACGTAAACTTGGAGACACTAAATATGTAGGTGTTGTTCAAGAAGACAAGCTTGTTTATCCTGCATCATCAAAAGGTGATAAAGATAAATTCATTTCAGATGCAAAATCTAGTATTGATTCATTGCTTGATTTGATTGCTTATCGTCATGCTTTGAAAGCTGGTGTATTACGCTCTAATGCATTAACAGAAATTGTAATTGGTGACAAAAAAATGACAGTTGCGGAAGCAATTGACTACAAAACTTCAATCCAAAGTGAAAAAGATTTGGTTCAAACTCTTGTTAATGATTTGACTCAGGCGACAACCAAGATGACTCGTATCAACAATGATATTGATACGGCTCTCGAAAAGAAACAAAATAGTTTATTGAGTTCGGAGAAAGATGATAAAAGTGCTGAGTTTATTAAATTCTTGAAAGAACAAGCTGAGAGAGAAAAAGCAACAGTTCTTGAATTGGAAGTTGGTAAAACTCTTGTAAGTGATTACATTAAAGATAAACTTGATTCAATTGAACAATTTGAACAAACAGTTGATTTCAAATTAACTGCATCAAATGTTTCAACAGAAATTACCGTTGAGTGGTAATAATTAAGCTATAATCATGTTATGACGAACAATCTAAAGTATAGATTTCCAGATAGTTCTGTTTTTCAGAGGTTCTTATAACTGGAAATAAATAATAAATATGACGAACTTCTGATACTATAATATAAAAATATGATGAATCTCAGAAAGAGATATTATGTATTCAAGACGATAAGAACGAATCCTTATTCGTAGGAATAGATAAAACTACTTCATAGGTTATAGTTCAAAGCTCATGCTTTATAGCTTAGAGTTTATATCTTATATTGGACAATGAATCCAGTTATAGATTAAGTTTAAAGGGTTAAGTTTTCTTTAAAATCCTAGAGTTACGTTTTGTAACTTTCTATATCAGTTTGGTTGTACGCTAGGCTGTCATAACATGGTAAAATAAGGACTACTTCGGTAGTTCTTATTTTTTTATACTTATCTCTTGACAAAGTAAAATGATTATGATATAATATATTATAACCGATTGAAAGGAATGGTGTTAACATTGACAGAAAAAATTAGAAAGCTGAGTAATCGTGACCAAGCTCGTGAAAAAATTGCTGTATGGTACGGTTCAGCTGATAACTATCAACATGGACTAAAAGAATTACTAGCCAATGCAACAGATGAAATTATCAATAACTTTGAGGAAGGAATTATCACAGTTAAATTAAGTGATGATGGTAAAACAGTAACTGTAACTGATACTGGTCGAGGTATTCCAATTTCAGGAGAAACTGATGGAATCCCTAACTATGAATTATTATTCTTAACTCTCTTTGCAGGAACTAAATATGGAGATAGTGGAGTTACGAATGGAACTTATACTGGTTCAAATGGTGTGGGAACTACAGTTCTTAACTATACATCTGTTCTTTTTGAAGTAACATCAGTTATCAAAGGAATTAAATATCATATTAAATTCACAAATGGTGGAAAAGTTACAGAGGACTTAACAGAAGAGAAAACAGATAATATTGATGGAACAACTGTAACATTCTCTCTTGACCCAACAGTTTATACACAAATAACATTTAAAGATGATGACGTTCGTGAAATTGCACATCGTTATGCTGTTAGCTCAAACAAGATTACAGTCGATTATATTCATGGAGAAACTGAATTAACATACCATTATTCAAACTTGAAAGAATATTATTCAGAGCTTACAGGTGCTGTTAATACAAGTAGTATTGTTTTCGGAGATTTAGTCGAATATCAAGACACGATTACAAGTAATCAACATGATGCTTTTACATCTCATAAAGAATTAACTTCTCTCTCTATTGCATTATCAACATCAACAACGCCAATACAAGAATCTTACTTGAACTTAAATTATTTACCTAATGGGGGTAAAATTAACGAAGGTATCATCAATGGCATCAAACTTTATGTTAACAAATATTGTCGTGCAAATAATCTTTTTCCTAAGAAAGTCAATTCTTTCTCCGACTCAGATATCACAGAATCATTTAGTTTCGTAGCTGTTATGTTTTCAAACAATGTTGAGTTTGCAAATCAAACTAAATTCTCTACAAATAAAGAACTTTATAAAGAAGTTGCTAAACGTAGGGTTACACAAATCTTAGAAGTCACAGAAATTGAAGACCCTAAAAACTTTAAAGACATTATAAACCACTTATTGCTCGTTCAAAAAGAGAATACTGTCAATGCTAAAAGCAAAGAAAAACTCAAGAAGAAACTAACTGAAAAAGTTGATTCAATGTCTAATCGTATTGAAAAGTTGGTTGACTCTCGTATTCATGGTGAAGAAGCAGAACTATATCTTGCAGAGGGAGACTCAGCACATGGCTCAGTTGTTCAGGCTCGTGACAGTAAATTTCAGGCAAGTATGCCTATGGGTGGTAAGTTCTTAAATGTTGAAAAAGCAATGAACATTGAAGATATTGTTAATAATGAAACAGTCATGAATGTAATTAAAGCTTTAGGATGTGGAATTGATTTAGGTAAGAAACAAAAAGACTTGCCCAAGTTTGATATTGAAAAGTTACGTTATGGAAAAATTATCTGTGCATCAGATGAAGACCCAGACGGTGCTCAAATTCAATGCTTAATTATTACTCTGTTCTATAAATTGATGCCAGAAATCATTCACACAGGACGATTGTATTTAGCTCAAACACCTTTATTTGAAATCAAGCTTAAAGATGATTCAGTTCTCTATGCTTATACCGACCAAGGACGTGACAAAATTCTTAAAGAACAAGGTAATAAAGTAGTTCAATACTCACGTTCAAAAGGTTTAGGAGAGCTAGATGCTCATGTCATGGCTGAAACAGCTATGAATCCTGAAACTCGTCATTTGACACGTGTTACAATTGAAGATGCTAAAGAAGCTGAACAAGCTATTGTTGATTGGATGGGAAATGACGTCAACAATCGTAAAGTGTTCATTTCAAGAAACCTTGACAAATTTATTAAAGAAGGACTAGAATAAAAATGGAAATTGCAGAAAAAAGATTGCAACATATTGTTACTGATAATATGGGACAATATTCAACGTATGTATTGCTTTCACGTGCAATACCAGATTTTCGAGACGGATTAAAACCATCTTATCGAAGAATTTTATGGGCTATGCAAGAAATAAAAGCTACAAGATTTACAAAATCATTTAACGTAGCTGGTGCAGTCATGCTCTATCATCCTCACGGTTCAACATATCCAACTATGGTTGGTATGGCTCAAAAAGACAGTCAACTAAATCCTATGTTAATAGGTAAGGGGAACTTTGGACAACATGCAAGTGAATTAGCCTTTGGTGCTGAACGTTATACCGAAATTAAGCTTGCCCCAATTGGAATTGATATGATGGCTGATGTTAAAAAAGATGGTGTTGACTTCATTGATAACTATGATGGTACACGTAAAATTCCAGAAGTTTTTCCAGTTAAATATCCAACTATCTTAGCATATGCTCAATCAGGAATTGGTGTAGGATTTAGTTCAAGTATTCCATCGTTCAATACAACGGAATTATGTGAAGCTATTATCAAACGAATTGAAGACAATGAAGAAACATTACTTATTCCAGATTTTGGTACTGGTGCTTATATTATTAATGACCCTGATGTTATTAAGTCAATTAATGAAAATGGTAGTGGCTCAATTAATCAGCGTGCCAAGGTTGAGTTTGACAAAGATAGTCGTGAGATTATCGTTAAAGAAATTCCCTATGGAACAACAAAAGAGAAAATCATCGAACGTATTATTAAATTAAATAAAGAGGATAAACTCAAAGAAGTTACTAAGGTAGAAGATACAAGTGGATTAAAAGGTCTTGAAATTGTTATCACAGCTAAACGTGGTGTTGACCTTGAACAATTACTTGAAAAACTTTATCAAATGACACCAATGCAGGCAAGTTATTCTACTAACTTAATGGTCATTAATCGTGAGGGATTGCCAGAAAAGATGGGTGTATGGACACTCATTGCTAAATGGTTGGATTGGCGGACGGATACGTATCAACGTATGATTACAAAAGACATTAAGACTAAACAAGTACAGCTTGAAATCTTATATGGACTTAAAAATATCAAAGATGATTTAGAACATGTTATTAAAATTATCCGTACCTCTACAGATGATAATGTAATTCAAAATTTATCTAGTGAGTTTAATTTGACTAAGCTTCAGGCAGAACGTGTTTCAGGATTGAAGCTTAAAAATCTTACAACCACTTTTATTAAGAAACAATTGAGTAGTATCAAGAGTCTTGAAAAGGAAATTGAACAGCTTGAATTGACAGTGGAAAAACCTCAACGTATTCATAAATTAATTGTTCAAGATATGAAAGATGTTATTGCTCAATTTGGAACACCTCGTAAATCTGAATTGATTGATAAAACAGCCATAGCTAAGAAAGCTAAACTTGCACCAGTAAATGTTGTAGATGAATATAACGTAAAAGTTATTGCTACAAAAGATGGTTATGTTAAAAAGATTCCTTTGACATCTTTACGTGGAAATGCAGATATTCAATTTAAGGATGGTGACTTTGCAACAGTAGATTTAGATACTGTTAATAGTGAGGAAATTCTCATCTTTACAAATCAGCAGAATGTTTATAAGAAACAACTATCTGATTTAAATGATACGAAACCTAAAGATTTAGGAAATTATATTCCATCATTGATTGATTTGAACAAAAATGAGGATATTATTGGGATTATACCACTCTCAGAGAGCGTACAGAACGTTCTTATCGGTTTTGATGATGGTAAGGTAGCGAAGGTAAGCACTGATGCTTATCGCACCTCTACTAAGCGCTCAATGCTCAAAAAAGGTATTGCTGATAAAACTGTTATTTTACTAGTGGGAATTTCAGATGATGTAGACCTCTTATCTATCTCAAGCAATGGCAAAGCTGTTGTGACAAATACGTCTATGATTAATCCTAAGAGTTCTAAATCAACTCAAGGGGCAACTAATCAGAAACTAAAAGCTGGTGATTCTATTAAGGAATATCATATCTTGAATGATACTACAACTATCTCTAACATTGAATACTACCGTATTCAATCAGCAGGAATGGGCAAATTATTTAAAGATAAGGTGGAAACTGAATGAAAATAGTAAAGAATATATTTATTGTTGTTCTAAGTCTTCTTTTGACAGGACTTTGGCTATGGGCTATTTTTGACCAAGGTATGTTTGCTTGGGGCACATTTCTCATTGCTTATGCTTGGGGTGATTCATTATTTATAGGTATATTCGCTGGATTGATGATAATGATTACAGTTTTCTTTTCAGCATTTGTTTTTATATATATTGTAATGTGGATTGATATTTTTCTTGATGAAAAAATCGAAAAGTTTATTGTTGACAAACAATAGATTTTTTGTTATAATAGATATATAAAACATTAAGGAGAACAAAATGACAGAAATCACAAAAGTTAGTAAAAACTTAGGAACGTTAACTATGAAAGAGGTTGATGTTCAAACTGCAAAAGATATGATTATCAAAAATCATTATTCTAAAAAGTGGAACTCATCTTTTGGTAAAATTAACATCGGTGTCTTTAAAGATGAAAGGTTGTTAGGTGTTGCCGTCTTTGGTAATTTAATGAATCCTAAATCATTTAAAAACATTTCAGATTACGGTGAGGGTTCAGTCATTGAGCTTAATCGTCTATGGATTGATGATGAATTAGGACATAATGCTGAAACAATTCTTATCAGTTCATCATTTAAAATTATCAAGGCTGATTATCCAGTAATTCGATTTGTTCAATCATTTGCTGATGGACGACTAGGATGTGGTACAATTTATAAAGCATCTAACTTTAAGTATTTTGGATATGAGGAAACTTTATTCTTCGAAGACAAAGAAACTGGTGAGGTATTACACAAAGTTCCCTTAGAAAATACAAAGAGACCTTTAGGAATGTTAGGTAAAAATGCACGATATTTAAGTGGAAAACTTAAACCATTCAAAGTTAAGACTTATAAGTATATTTTTCCACTTTACAAAAAAGATGTAATTAAACTTAAAGAATATCCTTATCCAGAATATGATAAAGGAACTATCGAATCTGACTATGAACATCCAGACTCTCTTATTGTCCGACTGATGATTATGTATAATGAAATTGGTATGGATAATCTTAAGAGATGGTGTTATCAAATTCTTAAAGATAGAGGAAATAGTAGAGATGACGTTATTGAATTGATGGAAAAACAAAAACAAAACAAATCTATTATTTGGTATAAAACAGAATACCTACAAAACAATAGAGAAAAATTAATTGAAACAATAGAGGAAGCACTTAAATGATTAAAGTATATGTTTGTAAAGCTAAAATTACAACACCATTTATCACACGGAATAAACGTATAGGGTTCTATAAAGAAGGAGAAACATTTCTTATGTATCTCAGTCCAAAGGGAACTTGGGTTACAACAACACCACTCAATTCAAAAACAGAATCAGACTTGGTTGAAGTGGTTCATCGTTTTGATGCTAAGCAAAGCTTCCTACAAAATATGAATTATATCAACGTTGTTGGTTTAATGTTTCCTAGTGACAAAAAACAGCTTAATTTTTTCATTGAAAGATTTAAGCGTGAAAGAAAGATTTAAAGGAGAACAATAATGGAAAAAGTTAAAATTTATTTCGCAAGCCCACTTTTCTCAGATATGGAACGTTGGTTCAATGCTGATATCGTTGATAGTTTGCGATACTCTCTTCCTGAAAATGTAGAAATTTATCTGCCACAGGAAAATGAAGCAATCAATGATAAATCAGGATATGCAAACTCTGTAATGATTGCAGAAGCTGATACAAATGAACTATTGAGTTCTGACTTTATTGTAGCTGTCTTGGACGGTGCAACAATTGATGTTGGTGTGGCTAGTGAAATTGGAGTTGCTTATGCTAAAGGTATTCCAGTTATTGGTCTGTATTCAGACTCACGTCAAGGTGCTTTTGGAAATACAAACAAAATCAATGCTCTTGAAGAAGTAGGAGAATCACAATTCTCTTATATCAATCTCTATACTGTAGGATTAGTTAAATCCAATGGTGTTCTATTTAAAGATGTTGGTGACTGGTTCACTTACATTGTTGATGAAGCTAAAAAACTATCAGAGGAAAAGGAAACAAATGACTAAATTAATTAACAAGCCAGCATTCCAATATGCATACATCACTCTTATCGTACTTGCTCAATTAGTAGTACTTTTTACAGTTAAAACACCTATTGTTCAATGGATATCAGGTCTTTCAGGTGCATTATATGTATCAACTCTAACATTCAGCAAGAAATATACTTTCTTAGTTGCACTTGTATTTAATACAACAATGTTATTCATCGGTATCCAACATGGCATCTTGTCAGAAAGTATTCAGCAACCATTATTCATGGCAATGGGTATTATTGGATTCATTCACATGAACTTTAAAGGACGATACAAATTTATTAATAATACTCTTCAACGAATTAAAAATATTGAAGTTTGGAAAATTCTCTTACTTAGTGTTGCTGTTATGGTAGTTTGGACTTTCATCTCTAAGGGTCTTGGTTCTCCTATTTGGTGGAAAGACGGAATCCTTGGTGGTGTAGCAATTTCAGCACAACTGTTCTCTATTGCAGGAAATAAATATAGTTGGTTCTACTGGATGACACTAGATGCTCTTACAACTTGGACATGGTTCACACTTGCAACACCTAATGTTGCTATGGGTGTTTTATATCTAATCTTTCTTGCAAACGCAATCTTTGGTTATATTGTTTGGAATGTATCTAAGAAAGAAAGCCTTTAATGGGCTTTTTTATTTTTATATTATGCTACTTGACAATAGTTAAATATTGTGGTATAATATAGTTTGAATAGAATTGGAGGAAATAAATGGATAATTTATTTGTTGTTAAAAAAAGGACAGATAAGCAACAGAAAAAGGTGACGGAAAAATGGGATTTTGATAAAATTATCTCTGCCTGCAATAAATCGGCACAGCATATAGATAAGACTTTAACAAAAGAACAACTTTCTGAAATTAAATCATTAGTTGAAATTGCCATTTCTAAGCGAAGAAATGATATTTTAGATGACAAAAATGTTCAATATGATGATAAGCTTCACTATATTAGTGTTCGTGAAATTCATGACATTGTTTTATCAGCTCTAAAACAAGTTGATATTGATGTATATAATTCATATCATGAATATCGAAATTATAAAATTTCACAAGACAAACATTATCGTGAACTGTATAAAGATTTAGATAGTCTTAAAAATGGAATCTATAACGAAAATGCAAACAAAGATAGCTCTATTAATTCAACTAAGCGTTCCCTTCTTGCTGAAATGACTCAGAAAAAAATTGTGACTGACTTCATTCTTCAAAAGAACTGGGTGAAAGCGCATGAGGAAGGATGGCTTTATATTCATGATTTAGGGGATTTATACTGGCGAACATTTAATTGTGATAACGTTGATTTGGCAAATCTTATTAAAACTAAAAAGCAAAAAGACGGAGAATATGCCTTTACTTTAAATGGAATTAAATATCCTGAACCTAAATCAATTAGTTCAGCATTCAATTTAGTGGCAGATTTGATTCTCCAAATCTCTTCACAGCAATTTGGAGGTTTTAGCGTACAAAACTTTGACCATTTTCTATCACCTTATGCAAAATTAACTTATGATAAAGCATTCAAAAGATATATGGAAAAGGGAATTGCATATAACACGGCACGTGAAATGGCAAATGAAGATACTCTCTATGCAATTAAACAAGGTGTTCAAGGGTTTGAACTTGAGATAAGTACCATCTCTAATGCATTGGGACAAATTCCATTTACATCAATTGGATTTGGATTAGATACATCAAAATGGGGTCGTGAGATTACTCGTGCCTTCTTACTCGAACGTTCCGAACCAGACTGTGTACTAGTATTTCCTAAGTTGATTTTTGCTAGTGCTAAGGAAGTTAATTTGAATCCTGATTCACCTAATTATGACTTATTCCAATTAGCTATTAAATGCAGTTCAACTAAACTATATCCTGACTACGTTTCAATGGATAATGGTATTCTTGCACCTGCATACAATCGCCATAAAGATGATTTAAACCAAATCTTGTCAGTACCAATGGGTTAGTGAAAATGTAGCCCATTTAAAACCTTGTGAACCTCTCTTAGAGGGTGTGGATTTATATAATCTGCTAACAGTTAGGTCTTATTGATGTTCGTAGCAATCTTTAAGATGAGACTGTGCCAAGCCAAACTTTGTTTGGAAGGTGCAACGACTATCCGTGATGAGTGTAGCGGAGCTTAGAAATAAGATATGTTTTAAAAAACATATAGACCATGAGATAAGAACATGGTCGGAGCGCAAGGCAACTTTTATGTTGATGATATAGTCTGTACCATTGGCGACAATGGATTTTAGAGAAAATCATAACTCTAAACAAGTATGTGCAGAAGCTACAATAGCTTTGAATTTATTGACCCTTTGGAAGATTCAGAAAACTTCCAAAAAGAAGTTTATAAAGGACGTGGTAACGTTGGGGTTGTAACAATCAACTTCCCTAAACTTGCTATTGAATCAGGTGGGGATTGGAATAAGTTCTATAAGTTATTAAATAAATATGCTAATATGACTATGGACATATTAGATTGGAGATATAATTATGTTGGAGAAGCTAGAGCAGAAAGCAATCCTTTGATGTGGATGGAGGGTGGTGCTTGGAGACGACTCAATCATGATGAAAAAGTCTCTAAAACAATCTTTAATTTTTCTGCTTCTATCGGTGTGATTGGATTCAATGAAGCTTTGAATTATATGTATTTAAATAATGGATATGAAATTAATAACTTACCAGATTATAAAAAAGGTGGTCAACGTCAACAAGACCAAATGAAATTTATGGAGGCTCTCAACTCAGCTAAAGACTTTAGAAATATTCATGATGCTGTTCGCATTGATGAGGATGGTATTCAAACTCGTGTTTGGGATAATGAACATAATTTCATTCACCCAAACCCTGATAAGAATTATCTTAAAGTTTATGATGGCTTAAATATGGATAAAATGACTACTGTTATACCTCGTATGTATTCTATTTATGGAACACCTGCCGAATCTGTTGTGTATAAAATGATGAAACAATTGCAAGAACAATATGGATTCATCAATGGTGTTACAGCTCAAGAAGATGGGGCAAAGCGTAATTACATTACCAACTCCTTTCACCAACCTGTGTGGATAGAATCTAATATTTTTGATAAGATTGACTTCGAAGCACCTTTCCATTGGGATAAGATGGCAAGCGGTGGGCATATCAGTCAAAATGAATTTGCATATGGTACACCTGTAACAGTTCTTGAACAAGCTGTTAAGTATGCTATGGAGAGAGGGATGTATTATGGGATTAATATTGCATCTAGTCATTGCTTTGATTGTGGATGGAATGGAGAAACAGCAGATGTTTGTCCTGAATGTAATTCAGAGAATGTGGTAACGATTCAGCGTGTTTGTTTTACAGGAGAAAATCTTGTATTTACAGACAAAGGGTATGTAAAAATAAAAGATATTAAAGAAGGTGATAAAGTTTGGACAATGAATAAAAGATTCAAACCTGTTGTTCAAATTGGTAAAAAAGAAGTTGAAAAGACAATTAATCTTAAAATTGTAGGAACAGAAGATGTTGTATCAACCTTAGACCATCCTTTCTTTGCTAAAAAAGACAAAAATTCAGAAACAGAATTAATCGAAGCACAAAACCTAACAAAAGACTCTTACATCGCAGTTCCAATTAATCAAGAGTCTATCATTCCAAACGTAGAAGGATTACCTGTAGAAGATAAAGACTTCTGGTGGTTAGTTGGTCGTTATTTGGGCGATGGTTGGGTTAAACAACATAGTGAAAATTCTATTAGAAGTTTTATTTGTGTTGGAAAGGAAGATACCAATGGAATTGAAAAAATTCAATCTGTAATAGATAAATTTGACCTTGGCTATACAGCTAGAAGAGAAGCTCGAACTACATACACGTGGTCAACTTTTAATAAAACATTTAATAATTTTATGAAACAAATTGGACATAGAGCCGAAAATAAACAGATTCCTGTAGAATGGCTCAATCTACCTATTGACTTAGCAAGAGAGCTTCTTTATGGCTATCTCTCTGCCGATGGGTGCATTCACAATAATAAACAAATTTGTAACTCAGTCTCTCGTAAATTATTGTATGGAATTGGACAACTTGTATTGAAAGTTGAAAATAAAGGATATACTATATACAAAAACAGAGGCGCTGGAACGATGGAAATAGAAGGTCGAACAGTAAATACTAAAGATAGATATGATTTAAAATTCTCTTTAGGAAAACCAACCATGAGTTTTGTTCAAAATGGTTATGCGTTCTTTAGAGTTAGGGGTTCTGAAATAATAGAAAAAAATGATATAGTTTACTCCTTGACAGTTTTAGATGATGCAAGTTACACAATTCAAAATTTACTTGTTAAAAATTGTGGATACCTCTCTATCACATCGCGCAATGGACATAGTGTTGTAAATTCTGGTAAAACTGAAGAACTACTTGAACGTGTCAATCACGTTGGAAATTCTAAGAAAGAATATACTAAAAACTTTGAGAAAAATCATGATATACAAAAGGATGTTGTATCGAAAGAGTTCTCAATGTTTGAATCAGGAGAATAATGGCTTATATACATCAATTAAATGCTATGGACTTTGAGAATAGCTTCCAAGAAGGGGGATTTAGACACGATAAACAATCTAAACTTCCTGTGGGGGCTGTTGTTTCAGTCTTTGTAAATTATTGTTCATTCCATTGCTTAGGATGTTGGAATAGTGAGACGTGGGATAGGAAGGATGATTTATTTGTAGAAGATAAGAAAGTTGCAGAACAAATCATCGAAGGATTAGACCAGTTTGAACTTGACCCACCTATCGGATTATCACTACTTGGAGGAGATTGTATTCTTCCTGACAACGCTGAGAGTACAGCTAATATAATTAGAATGGTATTAGAAAAGAAACCTAATATTGTTATTGGTCTATGGACTGGATTTAAGTTTGAATATCTTTTAAAACATGCTGATGAGAACCAAAAATACATCTTAGAACATATTGATGTTATCATTGATGGCAGATTTATTGAAAAGAAAAAGATAGCAAACAAAAGATATGGTTCATATAATCAACGAGTTATTAATGTCCCTGAGTCATTAAAAAAATGTAAGACAATAGTTACGGAATCTTATAAAAAAGATATGGACGACTTCCCAATATAAATTTAAAAGCTATCTCTTGACTGAGATAGCTTTTTCAAGACAATACTAAACAAATTCTAACAAACAAACTCAAAGAGTTAAAATTTATCCAACCATCGCTTGACAAATTCAAATAAATATGTTATAATATTATATAGAAGGAGATTAATATGAATTTATTAGAACACTATATTGAGGAAATTGTTTTTGAAAAGCCTTACAAAGCTGACTGGACAAAACAACATAAAGATAAATTTGTTGAAGTTGAAATGATTGTAAATGTTCATGGTGGGCTATCTAGCGCACATAAAATTTTTACAGTTGACAAATGGAAAGAAGTTAA